TTAGAAGACCCACTAAACTTCTCATATATTTTAGATTCAATAAGCTGTTGAGCTTCATCTGATGGAATACCATTGTTAAAGTTTAACAGTAATGATGGTTGTAATCCATTTTGTATGTTGTTTATATGGTAATTTGATACTTCTTCTTCAAGAGAACAATATTGTAAACATCCTTGATAATCTACTGGAGAATAATAATAAAAACCAGCTCTATATGGTTTAATATAATATATTTCTACAGTTTCACTTTTTCTACCAAATTTAAATGCTGGTATTCTTTTAGGTTTATCTTGTGGTTTTAATTCTTTCCATTTAGGATGATAGTAAAATGCTTCTATCTTTCCATTTACTGCTTTTTCTGCTCTTAATGTTTCAGTAGGAAAATGTTGTAGCTGCATAATTTTAGTTTTCTGCTTGTTATATACAACTTGTATTGCAGCTTGTCCAAGTAATTTTAAATCACTTACAATTCTTCTTATATCTTTATCTTGAAGAATTTGTTGCATTTGTCCAAACTGAACAGCATTATCTTCTGAATCTGTTGCATTTAATCCTCTACCGTAAATTAAATCAGTAATACCATTAACACATCTTGAGTTAGTTGGACTACCTAAATATCTTTCTATTAATTCACCAAAATAGTTATTATCATCACCATATTCTATCCAATCATGTCTTGGTGATTCTTTTATAGTTGGTACTTCGTACCCTGATAGATTTATTACTTTTACTTTGTTCATATTATTATATATTTTTGGTCATCCGTATCAGTACCAACATACTGGTTATATTTATTACTGTTTAATGTGTGGTCTGTTGTATTATCTGTTTGTGATGTACAGTATGCTTTACCTCTGTATAATAAAGTACTTCCTTGTTTAAGTTCAAACGAATAACTGTTTTCTGCAGTTAAAATACTAAATGCAATAGACATCTCCAAGAAATTACCATTAGATGATAAAGCAGATGTAATGCTATTTATTGTTTGTGTTTTCCTTGTTCCATCTTCTACGATAACCATAGATAAGTCACTGGCAACTGTATATACTCTTGGTATTATACTTACAGTTTGAGATGAAGTTGTTGGTGATAATCTTATCATATTTATATAACCTATTAAGTTAAATATTGTTCAAAAAAAAAGAGGCAAATTGCCTCCTTTTCTTTTAAGAACACTCTATGTTTAAGAGTTAGTACCTGCTGTAATAGTAGCTGCAGGAGTTCCTGTTAATCCAGCAAATTCACTGAATGGGAATAATGCAGCAGTAGAATCTACAGTCATAAAGTTAGCTGGAGTTTTTTCCATTGCAGTAAGAGTTAAAGTATAACCACTTAAATCTCCCATAGCAGCACCAGTTACAATTGTACCTCCTGATACATCTGCACCGTGTTCAAGACCAACCATCATACAATTACCGTTATAATCTTCAACAATAACGTGAGGTCTTCCATAAGCCATTAATTTTAATTCTTTATTATCTTCTTTTGTAAGTTTATGAAGAGTTAAATTTAATGTTTGCTCATAAAAAGTAGTTCCGTTTTCTCTTGAAGAATTTACTGTTTGTTCTAATGATGAGTTTCCTTTTACTTCGTATTTGTAGGCAACCACAGTAGATGTATTAGTGATATTAGTAATTTCGTCTTCATTTGCTGTTCCTGAACCAGCTAATGTAACAGAGCCTAAATCTCCATAATTAACAAAATAAATATTTTTAATACCACCAACGACATCTTTACAAGGTTCCTTTCTTCCTAATGATAAATCACAAGCCATAATTTTTATATTTTATAAAAAAAGGCAGGTAGTTTATACCACCTACCTTTTTTTGAGTTGAACAATTATTTATTATGCAGTAGCGTATAATACTACTTCACTTCCAATTCCGTGCTGAATACCAGCAGTAAATCTCATTACGACTCTTACGTTTTGAGAACCGTCAAGGTCAGCCATATCAATTACTTTTACTTCGTTTTGGTCAGATAAAAGACCTGTACCGAAGAATAAGTTTGATTTTTGAGCTGCTACAGCGTCACTTGAAGATAAACCAGGAGCGTAAACTACTTGAATACCATCAAATGATAAACCAGAACCCATATTGTACCATTGAGTACCTTGGTCGTTAGTACCTGCTGCTCCTAATCCTGAAGCACCAAATCCACCTAAAGCTCTTACATAGTTTCTGTACATATCAGCTGGTAAGAAAATAGTCATATCTTCTGCACCATATACAGTTGAAGGAATTGCATCAGCAATTTTACCAAGCTCTGTAATAATGTTAGCTGCAGTAGATGTAGTACCTACTACGTCAACTACGTCTGCATCAGCACCTAAAGTAGTGATGAATCCATCAAATTGACCTGCAGTTGCGTTAGTACCAGTCCAAATGTTAGTCTCAATTCTTTGAGCTACTTTATCTGCTACGTGAGCAATTAAGAAGTCTGCAAAGTTAGAAGGTAGGTTGTCAAATGCAGAATATCCCATTTGAGCAGCTTCCCAGTCGCTTCTAAAGTCTTTTTTACATAACTCAAGGTTTACTTGAAACTCTTCAGGTTGTAAAATTCTTTCAGTAAGAGTAAGTGTTGATGTATCAGAAAAATCACAAGTTGCGTCTTTTACGATGTCATCAGTAGCCACTTTTTTCATTACTTGTTTATATTTAACATTAGGTACTACTGTAATATTACCTTCTGCTAAAGTTTTACCTGATAAAAGAGCAGCTGAGATATACTTCCCTGCAAATTCACCAGCGTAAGTAGTAGTTATTGAAGTTGTTGTTGCCATTTTTAAAAATTAATTAATTATTAGTTATTGCGTTTAATACTCTATTGTAAGTAGTGTTTCTATTTGCATTAGGAGCAAACCTAACACCAATATTATTACTTACTTCGTTTTCTGGTGAATGAGAGATTGCTTCAGCTGGTTCATCAGCAGATAGTTCTTGTGGAACTTCTTCTTTAGCCTCTTCTTTAGCTTCAATCATACCTTTTAGTTTTTCTACTGCAGATTTAAGTTCAGCGACCTCATCTTTAGTAGCATATTCTACAGCAGGAGCATCTTCTACGATGTCTTCTTCGTAGTTATCCTCTTGTAGTTCTTCAGCACCTTCTTCTGCAGAATATCTGATTTCTTTTACTTCAGCAGCAGGAGCTTCCTGTTTAATCTCCTCTTTAGCTTCTTCTTTTTTAATTTTAGCTTTAGGAGCTTCTTCTTTTAACTCAACTTCAGGAGTAGTTTCCTCTTCTTTAGTTGAAGACAAAAGAACATCTTTGATTTTAGTTACAATTTCACTTGCTTTCATAAGATTCTTATTTATAGTTATTACCGATTAAATTTATTCTGTTGTATTTTTATGCTTTCTTCTGAATTATGAACCATTCATTTCCGTCACACCAAATAGATAAACCTTCGTATGCAACATTTAATTCATAGTAGTTTGAGCTACCGTCTAAAGTTTGACCTGCTTTTGGAGTTAAACGTACTCTTGTATTTGTGTTAAAACCTCCATTAGTAACAAATCTTATAACCCTACTTAAACTTTCAGTTGTTGTTGCGTCTGGCAAATTTAAAACCATATTACCAGAACCTCCTGACCAAGATAATTTTAGAAGTCTTGTATTGTCATAACTTGAATCATTTAAGTCAACTGTTTGACCGTCTGAAACTGTTAAGTTTGTAGCGTGGTAATAATCTATAATATTACTATAAGTAGTATATTTAGTTTCACCACTTTGAACTATTGGAAATTTCTCTGTTCCTTGTAAAGCTGTTGCTGCGTTTAATTCTGATATTTTTTTATCTGCCATTATATAATAATTTTACCGTTATTTTCTTGTAATAGTCTATCTCTATCTTCTTGTAATAAATAAAATCTTCCTCCTATAAATCCTATTCCTTGTGCTTCTAATGTTCCATCACAACATTTTCTTGAATAAGTTCTACCATCAGGACACAAACAAGCTCTTGATGAACTTCTTGGTGATGAATAACTTAATGTTGCGTTCTTTCTTCTTTTCATTTTATTGGAACACAATTAGGTACTTTTCTACCATCTTTATCTTTCATACCTATCTGCTCATATCCATCTTGGCAAGGAGCTTTTAAATTGTGTTCCTCACAAGGCATATACCATACATCTCCTTCGTACTCGTGTGTATGATAACCTTGACAGCCAATATCTTCAGCAGCTCTTTCTGCTTCTTCTTGAGTTGTATAAGCAGCTCTACCATCAATAATAGTTGATGCTGCTTCTATTGCATCAAGTCCTTTAAGTTTAGATGTAACCCAAGTTAACATTGATTTACCTCCCCATAATAAATATGAGATAGTTCCACAAGCCTCATTATTTCCTTCTTGATAATAAGCAGAAGCTCTTGATAAATATGAGTATATACGTTTAAGAGTAGATAAAGTAAATTTTTCTCCTCTTTCAAGTTGTCTTGCTCTAACCTTACCAACTTGAGTTGCACATTTATTATTTACAGCTTCGTTATATTTAATTCCTCTTTTTGCATTGTTTTTTGCAGATTGTGGATATCCTCCATAAGATTCAAGTTCTACTTCTTCAGATAAACTTGCTAACACTTCTGCTAATTCAAACTCTGCATTAAGTTCACTTAAACATTCACTACAAGCATTTTCTTCTATACTTTCTTTAGGTCTTTCCATATTATCAGCAAAATAACCTTCTATAGAAAATCCTTTTACTTCTCCTTCTTTTACTGCTCTCCATACATCATCATTTAATACTTTCATTGATACCATCCAAGTTCCTTTTGGCAGGTCAAATCCATAAGCAGCAGCTTTATCTTTTTTAGGGTCTTCAATAAGCCAAGATTCTACTACAGACATATCTGATAATTCAAATGAATGTTCAAACGTAGAGTTTCTATGTTTACTTTTGATAAAGAATAATTCTGATGCTTTTCTTACTGTATCTTCAGAGAAGTATATGTAGTAATCTTCATCATCTTCTCCTTTTCTAAATATCTTCTTATTAGGAATAAGAGCGGGGCCCATAAGAATCCTTTTCTCTGCATCTACTTCAGCAAGTTTGATATCTTTATGTTCTTTCAGTGCTATAAAGTCTTCTTCTATAGCTGGATTTTCAACGACAGAAATAGCTTCAATACCACTAATTTCATTTTCCTCGTCTATAATAAGTTCTATTATTTTTTCCATATCTAAATAACTATATTTATTTTATTCTGTTTTAATTATCCAATAGAAGCTCCTTCAATTGTACTACGTTCAAGTTCTTGTGCAGTAGATATATCAGATGCTACAACATAAGCTCTTAATGGTTTATCCTCTGCTCCAGCAATAGTTTGAGCAAGTTGACTTGTCTGTGTTGCACCTACTACGTTGAAGGCGGGAGCTGAAATAGCTGTAGCTGCACCTCCTCCACCTGAAACAGCTAGAGATTCATTAGATAGTGATTGAATTTGTTGTTGTGCTTTTTTACGAGCTGATATAATAGTTGCAATAACTCCCCCTATAGAAGCTGCATAAGCTGCTATACCAAATGGACCTAATTGTTTCATGAATTCACCTAAAGACATAGTAGCAGCAGCAACACTTCCTGTTCCATCACTTACTGTTTTAGTCATAGCTGCCTTTAATTGAAGACCTATTTTAGCAAGTTCCATAGACATTTCTATCATATGCATATCTCTTTCAAACTTG